GAAGCAAATCCTGGGATTGATTCAAGGATAGTTGCTACACTTGGAGAACATACGATGAAGTTTGCACCACCACGTAATGTCTTTTGGTGAATTTTGTTAGAAACTTTCTGCATTTTAGTACCTAAAGTTTGGAACCACTGACCTTGTGTGTTGTAGAACGCTTGTGTAGTTGCAGCAGCTGCGAATGCGTTTGCTGATGGGTTGTACACTGTGTTGTTAATAGCTGACCAGTACTCAGTTGCAGCAGCAGCATCTTCAATCAACATATCTAAGATTTCAAGGTCAATTTCCATTGAAATGTACTCAGACATGATGTTTGTTAATTCAGCTTCAGCATCGATGTTTTGGTAAGCAGCTAAATCTTGTGCAAATTCAGGTGTCCATACTGCCTTCAATTTCTTGGTTTTAGCAGTGATGGCTTGAGATTGCATTCTAACATTGATTTCAGGGATATCAATTTGTGTTGCAGAAGCATAGTTAGGTGTTGAGAATGCACCTGAAGCTTCGAAATCACCACGACCTGATTGGTTACCACCGATAGAAGATGCTTGGTTGTTACCTGAGGTTACGTTGATACCGTCTTGGTTACCTGATTTTTCGTAGAATACAGTTACAGCTGAACCTGAGTTAGGAATAGCAGCAAAGTTAGCTGAACTGGTGTAGAAGAATGCAATTGTACCAGCTGTGTAATTGTAAGTTGTGAAAGCAGGCAACAATGTTGCTGCTGTAAAGTTTGAACCTGTAGTTAATACAAATCCACGTGTTGCATCTTGATCAAATGAAGGGATTGTTGATGCACTAATAGTAAATTTGTAAATTCTACCAGCAGCTGCAGAAGCTGAATAATCAGAATCAAAATTTAACTCAGCCCAAGAAGCAGATACGATTGAACCAGTACCAGCAGTTGCATTTGGTGGTGTACCTGTTATAGATGAAGTTAAATTAGCAGATGCTGTGAATGTGTTAGTTGCGTAAGTGAAACGACCCTCAGGACCACCATATAAACCACCTACAGGAGCAGGAGTTGAGAATGGGAATTGAGAAGCTGTATCACGGTTACCATACAATGAAGTTCCAGCAGTAAATGGATTCTTAGTGTTACCATATTGGAAATCTAAGAAGAACACTAGACCTGAAGGCATGTTCATTGGTTGAACTGAAACGAATTCTTTAGCTACGATAGTACCGAATACTTTACGTACTAAAGGAAGAGCAATACCAGCCCAGTTTTCACCTTGTCCACCTGAAGTGAATGATGAGTTTGAAGAGATAGTATTGGTTTCAGTTACTAATTGTTTAGCTTGGTTTTCTAACAAGATAGACATATTGTTCTTGTCAACCTCACCAAGACCTTCAAGAAGACCTGTTTTGGTCCACTTTCCAGCTAATCTAGCAGCATCGCTTTGAAGTGACTTCCATGAGCCAGCTGCGCTTTCGAGTAATTGTTGTACTTGTGACATTGTTTTTGTTTTTGTTTTTTAAATTTTGGTTAAAATTATTTTTTAATACCGGCTAACATTTGCCATCTAGCAAATTGATCGTTAACTTCTAGAATTGGAGTTTTGTTTGGAGCAATACCTGCAGCTTTAGAAGCACCACCAATTATAGATTCAGTTATATGAGATTTTTTCTCTTTAACTTCACCTGATAAGGTTTCGAATACTAATTTTACTTCTTTTACTGTGGTTGCTTTGTCAAAAGCTTCCAATACTTTTGTTTTTTGGCTTTCAGTTAAATTCTTAGCTTTGAAGATTTTATTTACGTAAAGAAGTTTTGAATTTAAAAGGTTGATTTCGTTAAGTTCTTTTTTTAACTCTTCAACTTCTTTTTTCATTTCATCAACTTCACCTTCGTACATGTCATCTCCTTCTTCCATAGCTCCTGCTTTTTTACCTTTAATAAGGTCTTTAACGCCTCTGATTTTGTCTTCAGCATAAGCGGCTATGATTGAAACTAAAGGAACTCCGACAGCACCAGCAATAGCGGCAAGGATAGCTTGAGTATCAGAAATGTTCATAGCTCCGATATCATATATCTCGTCTACTTTTTCTTTTGATTTTTCTTTTTTACCTTCCATTGTTACATTGGTTTCGTCTTCGTCTTCGATTTCAACTTCTTCACCTTCTTCTTCTCCACCTTCTATGTTACCTTCTAGTTCCCCAGCTGATACCATATCGGCGATTACTGTTTCGATAAATGATTTCAGGTCATCTTCAGACATATTTTCAAGATCAATTTCCTCATCTTCTTCCTCTGCTTTAGCTTCACCAGCTTCTGCTTCTTCCTCTTCAGCTACGTTACCGTGAGCTGTAGGGCCTTTAGGATTGTTGATAAGGTCATCTTCACCTTCCATTACGTCTTCTTTTTTTCCTTCTTCCATGTCATCGAGTTCTCTTAGAAGTTCATCAAGGTCCATTTCGTCTAGGTCTAATTTACCATCCCCATCGTCATCACGATATGGTTGGTCTTCAGCATACTCATCTAATTTAGATTCGTCCATGTCGAAATTTTCCTTCATTTCCTTCTCGTCTTTTTTAGCTTCTTCGATTTCACCTTCTTCCATATCGTCCATTTCAGCTAACTTTGCAGCTAACTTTTCTTTTAGATAGGGAGTAAACGCTTCTTCCAAAGCAGCTTTTGCATTTGCAATAGCAGTTTCTTTAACAGCTTTTGCATCAGCGATTGCTTCTTTTAGCAGATCTCTGTTCATACTTTTTGTCCTCAAATTAAATGTTGGAAATACGCTTATTATAGATTACTCGAAGCGTAATAAGATTTATTAACGTGATGCGATATAAGAAAATCGCATATTACGAATATACATATATGGGGAGTCTTCAAAGTCGCCTTTACAATAAAAAAAAAAAGACCCGCAAGCAGTTCTTATGGTATGCTTACGGGTACATTTATTGCCTAAGGTAGCAGGCGTCTTTAGAATATTGGACATGTACCATTGGCACACAATATTTCTGTAAGAATTGAATTTGCTTTAGCAAATTTATTTTCAGGTAGATTTTCTTTACCTTCTCTTACCAAATGCATATATGAACCTGGGTTAGATGGAGTGGAAACGAAATCCCAACATAATAAGTCAAAATCATTTTGTACTTCTAATGTTTCACCAACTTGTTTTAATGAACCCATTCCACGAGATGATACACCTACTGTTACATTATTTTCAATAAGTGCTTTTAAAATGTTACCTGATACTGTGGGAAGAATTTCTATTTTGCCTAATACTTGATCACCATTCCACCAAATGTCTCTGATAATATGGGATACATTTTTAAGGTTGATAATTGAAGAATCAGGATGATCTAATTCACCTGTTGCTCTGTTTTCATTAACAACAGATTTATATTTATCGATTTCTCTTTCCCATAATTCTTTTGGGTAATATCTTCCGTTCCCGTTTTTAACTTCTGCTGTTGCAAGTATTCCTTCAACTAAAGGATTACCAGAAGGTGCTTTTAAACCTTCAGTTAGTTGTATAGGGGCAACTGAAAACGGGATTGTTTCAATTAATACTTGTTTCATAATTTATTTTTTATCTAAATCGCCGTAGCCACTTGATTTGTATTTTCCTTTTGGAGCTTTAGGTTCACCACCACCAACAACATCTTTAGTATATCCAATACCTTTAACACCAAATGAAGCATTTGTGTGATAGTAATTAATATCTTTAGCCATGTTTTTAGCAACAATAGATTTTAATTCATCAACTGTTTTTTTAGCATTTTTAGGATCACCCATTTCAGTTAAATAACCTAATAAAAATGATTGACCATAAAGATTATCAATATTTTTAGGATCGTTATTATCAAACTGATTGGCTAAATCTTTTGCTACTTCAGGAGCTGGTTTTTCAAAAGTGTTTTGATCACCATATTCTTTTGTATCTTTAACACCTACTGCTTCTTCTATTTTTTCATTAAAAATTTTAAACCAGTTTGGTTGAGAAGTTGATTGTGTAACAACACCACCAATAGCTTCACTTAAAAGACTTTTACTCTTCAAAATAGAAACAGCTGAGTTAAAATCGTTTCCATGAGCAATATATTCAGGAAACATATTTCTAGCCATTTTAAGGAAATGGTCTTTGTTACCTTTTCCTTCTTTTATAAGTTGATATTCTTGTTGTAGAGTTTTCATTTTATTATAAATATTATGTGTATAAAATTACTGGGGCACTTCCTGCCGCTAAACTACAAGAAGTAATGAATAAAGGAATAGTAGCTCCTGCAGGGATAGTAAAAGAAACACCTGTGGATTCTTGAATTGCTTGGTTTGCTAATAATCCATTTCCATATTTAAATGCTGAGACTGTTGATCCAGTAGGGGCTGATGCTGAGCCAGTTCCTAAAGAAATTATTCCAGCAAAAGATCCAGTAACTGAATTTCCGGCTGTTAAAAGTACTCCACCAAAATTTACGGGTATATTTGCCATTTTATTGTTTTTTAAATAAGTCTATTAAATCGTTTAAATAATCATTTGCTAAATCAGTTCCATACACTACAGCAAATGAATTTGGATTTTTTCTATAATAATCCATAGTTTCATGTTTTGCTGATTGTAATAAAGGAATTAAATCATTTAGTTTTTGTTCCAAAATATCAAATCCTTCTAATCGACTTGATATAAATTTTCTTTTATCAGGATCAGTAATATTAATTCCATTTAAAAAATCTTCAGTATCTGTAGCTTCCCAAAGTTGTTTAACTACAATACCTTTTGCTTTTTTATTTAGTGCTTTTTGGTTAACTAATTTATATTTAAAGTCTTTAACATAAATATTATCCTTTACACCTTCTGGACCTGCAGCAGGGCCTGGACCAAAAGTAGCACCTGGACCTTCATTTACTTTTTTAAATCCAGCTTGTGTATAAGCTCCATATGTTGATTTTCTTGGAGATGGACCTGTATGATTTTCACCTTCTCCTCCTGATATAAATCCTGAATCTGAACCTAAAGAGGATATCTCATCTAATAGATTTTTTATATTAACATATTGATCAGGATAATTTTTTCTAATATGGGTTCTAAATTTATTAAATACAGTTCTAAGTTGATCCGAAATTTCTCCAATAGCAGAATCACTTCTTCCTTCTCCTGTTTTTGATAAAGAAACTAATGAATCTAAAGCTTGAGATAATTCTTTTAATGAATCACCAAAACTTGCTAATTTAATTACTTCATGATCGATAGAACCTGTTTCTTTGTTTATGGATTTTGTTTTAAAATATGTATCTAAATTTTTAGAAAAAAAGTCATTTTCCATATCTAAAGGACCATATCTTTTTTCAATTCTTTGAATTAAAGCTGGGTCTACCTCTGATGGTTTAAAGGTGACTTGTTCTTCTTTTAATTTAAATTTAAATTTACCCATTTGATTTAATAAGTTCTTCTAACAATGCAAAATATTGTAACAAATTAACCAACTCATCATCGCCAACATTAGCTGTTTTGCCTAAAGGTAATAACATATTATTAACTTCAGTTAATTTAATTTGGACAGCTTTATCTTTGATTTGAGGAGTAATTTTATTTAATTCTTCTTTAATTTGTTGAATCTTAGAATTATAAAATTCTCTTAGTTTTGGGGTTGAATCAACAGAATTAATAAATTCTTTTAAAACGGATTTTTGATTGTCATTCAATGAAGCATATTTTCCATTGAATTTTTCTAATAATACTTTATATGTTAATATACGTAAATCTTTATCGTACGATTGAAATTCCGTCATTAAATCATTTTCTACTTTTTGTTTATTAACTTGTTTAGTTGTTAAACTTTCTAAAATAGCAATTTTATTTGAGATGATTTGATCGGGGTTTGATAAATTTTCACTATTGTATATTTCTAACAGTGTATATAAAGCAGCGTGTGTTTTATAGTTAGGAAGTTTTGTTCTAAAAAATTCTTCTAAACTATAACTATCTGAAATTTCTTTAATTAAATTATATTTTTGTCTTTTTAATGTACCTCTGTTTAGGTTTTTAGACGATTCAATAACTGAATTAATTACAACTTCTGCTTTACCTTCTGTAAGGTTTTTGTGTTTAGATAAAGTTTCGTATAATTTATACTCTCTTCCTAATTCCGTTTTTACAAAATATTTTTTTAGAATATTGGTTGCTTTTGAATCTTTTCCGGACAGAGTATCCGAAGTAATCTGTCTTACTAAAAGTTCAAATAGAATTCCAGTATTCTTATACTTAGAATGTTTTATATTCATCCCTATAGGTTTTATTATAAATATATAAAGATTTTTATTCTCTTATTTGACTTTCATCTAATAATGAATCTTTTGACTTATCTATGTTAGTGGAAATTTTCTTAGTAATACCTTCAATCAATGTCTTATTTTTTAGGTAAACTTGTTTTGCTTCTAAAGCTAGTGGTGAATCACCTTTGAATTGAGGTTTAATTGAATCTGATTCGTTATCATCTTTTTTCATACCTTTAGCACCTAATCTATCTTTACCAAAGTTATCATCTTGAGTATTACGAGTAGTTGATTTTTCTTTAGGGCGTCCCATTTCTAAATCATCTCCATATCCTACAGGTACGTTATCAGGTTCAGAATACATTCTTCCTTTACCATATAATGAAGCTAAGTCATGTGGTGTACCATATGAACGACCTGTTACTTTAGGATCATTTCCTTCTTCCATAATTTGGTTATAACGGAAAGTACGTTTTTGGTCTTCAGCTAATAAATCTCTATATTCATCATACTGATCTTGGCTGAAGTTGAAGATATAATCGTAGATCCAATCAGTAGGTAATAATTTAGTTTCCATAATCTTTTGAGCTAAATCTACCTTTTGAGTCATCAAAGCAATTTTTTCTTGCTCATAAATGATTGAAGGACCTGTTAAATCTAATTCAAAATTAGTTAATTCTTCACCAGTGTATCCTTGCGAATATAAATGCACTAATGCGATTTTATATAATTCTGATAGGACAATGCGTTGTATACGGTCAATAGTGCGAGCAAAACGTATATCTTCAGCGGCTAGTGTTGCTTTACCTGTTAAATCCTTTTCATAACCCATAAATGCTTTTGGCACTTTAAGAGCAGCAAATAATTTATCACGTAAATAAGTAACATCTTGAATACCATCATATTGTAAACCAGGGGTAGTTTCAATTTTTGTTGATGTATCATTTCCACGAATTGGAATATAAAAGTCTTCCAATAAGTTTTGCATGTTGTATTTAAGATTATACTCACCTGTTTGGCTATCCATTAACGGAGTACGTTTCATTGTAGAAATTGTTTTCTGCATGAAATTTTCTACTTCGTTAGGTGGAATTGAACCTACGTTAATATAAAAAATACGACGATCTGGGCTGCGAGAAATTCTATGAATTAACATCGCATCTTCCATTAATGAATATTGTTTAAATATACGACGAGCTGGTTCTAGATAGGAACGACCATAAGGAAGATAATTAACATCAGTTAATAATCTAAAATGGGCCATTTCGTAATTATCAAAATAAATTCCTGGTTGGTTATCATTGAATGAACCTAAATTAGGAGTTCCATAATAACCTGATCCACCAGCATAAATACCTTCAGGTGAATATCTAAATCTTACAGCATTTGGGTGTTCTTTATCATAATTTTCTTGTCGTTCAATGTGATATGCTGTATAAGGAATAACATTATAAACACCGTATTTTTCAGCAATTTCCATTTTAAGGAAAAAATCACCATATTTACACATTTGGCGAATCCAAGACCAAAGATTAAATTCAATGTTTAATACATCGTAAAATAAATTATAAAGGATTTGTTGTACATCTTCATTATTTGATTTAATTTGAAGTACCTCACCCATATCATTTTTTAAAGTACATTCATCTGAAATGATATCAAGAGAAGAAGCAATAATAGCATCATAATCCATATTATCATAGTCTGAATAGACCATGGTTCTTAGGTATTGCCAGTTAATATTAATTTGGGAACCTAAAAGTGAAGTTGATGATGGAGAATAAAGACGATTATATCTATCCATTAATGAATTAGTAGCTACATCTCCTGATTGTTGGATAGAGTCTACATCCATTACTTTTAATTCGTTTCCACCTACGTTTCTTACGATAACGTCTGTTGAAAACAGTCGTTGTAATCGGGTGAATAAGCTAGTATCTGCCATTATAATTTAATTCGTTTATATATAAATATTACAATAACCATTTAATGTCCTCAAATCCATTATCTGTTTTAATAATATATGGATTTTTAGGTGCATTTGGATTGTAAGCACCAACATACGTACTCTTACTCATATTACCAAGCGTAGCTCGAGTCATATCGTGAGATTGTTGTTGAAATTTTAAAGATGTATCTCTTAAGAACATTCCTATACCAAAACTCATTACTAAATCATCATTGTATCCTGATTGGGCTTCGGGTCTGCCGTTTTTCCAAACAAATACTTTCATTTCTTCTAACAAACGTTTTGAACGAATTGTTACAGAACGATCACCAACATATTCTCTAAATTTATTTACAACTAATGGTCTTGTTCTTAAAGACATTGTAAATCCAGGAGTCATATCAGAATTGCCTTCAAATACTCTTAAATAGGATTCAGCTGTTAATTGGTCTGATTTTGGAGAATGATAAAGGTTGCGATAACCTCTTTCAATGATAGCATCTAATGTTGCCCAACCAATTGAAGCATTTTCAACTACTAACATTGCATTATTATATTCGGAAGCTAAACCTACTAAGAAATAACCATATTCTTTAGGTGGAAGCTGTCCTTTATATTCAGCAACTTGTGTATTAGTTGCTATATCAATTACATGACAAGCGGAAGAGTCTTTACCATCACCTCTGGCTACGTCTGCTACTATCATGTATTCTCTACTATAATCTGCAGGTTCCCATATCCATAAATTTTGGTCAGCTCCTCTTCGCTCTAATGGTTCTTTAATTGTTGTTTCTTTTATAAATTCTACCCATTCAGGATAAAATACTACATCACCTGATGTACTAAAATCACAGTCACATTCTTGGGATGCTAATCTAGGATCACCCAATAATTCATCTTGACGTTTTCTCCAAGATTCATCTCGTTCAGGATGTACATACCAAGGTAACTTAATAGGTAAAAAGTCATTTTCGGCTGATTCAGCTGATACCCAAGTTTTATGGAACCAATTACCCGTACCATAAGGAGTTGATAATACAATAGCACCACCACCTGTTGCTAAGGTTTGTTGTGCTGATGCCCAAATTTCACCAATTTGTTCAATGAACGCTGCCTCATCGACTATCAATAAAGATACTGCTTCTGATCGACCAGCATCACTACTTGCTGAAGTGGCTTTAATTTGAGATCCGTTTGATAATCGTAGTGATAATTTATTATTTTCTTCTGCTTGAATTTTTAACCATGAAGGTAAATTATCGAACATAAACTTAACTTTCGTAACCATATTACGTGCAGTTTCTTGTTTTGTTGCGATACAAAGTACGTTTTTATCTTTATGAAATAACATTAACCATAAAGAATAACCAGCAGCTAATGTTGATATACCTAACTGACGAGATTTTAAGACAATTGAATATGGATTATCTCTAAATAAACGTAATGTTTTTTCCTGAAAAGGATATAAATTAAAAAGTACTCTGCCCCTTTGGGGGTGTTGAATGTGACAGTATTTTTTCATAAAGTGAGCAGGATCTTGTGCACACTTTAGATATTCTTCTCTTATTATCTGTCTTAAATCGGGTTGTTGACTCATTTACCTATTTTCCAATAGATACGGCCTGAGAGAACTGGTTGTAAGTTTTGGTTAATACCGACACCCAAGCCATATGCTTGTTTCTTTTTATTTTTATATATTAACTCGGCACCAACATAATTAAGTTGATTTGCATTTCCTGAGACTCCTAAACCATAATATAATTCACGTTTATTTTCATAAACAATATCTGTGATGGTAATAGTTTTAACAGGAATATTTATTTTTTGTAGATAACTACGAGATTCTATTTTATTTTTAGAAATAACATCATTTACTACTATATAACCTAACGTATCTAAAGATAAAGTATCAGAATATTTGTATTGAGCATAATACTCAAACAAAATTGCTGCTGTATCTGTAGGGATAAGATATGGAATGTATTTAGGAACTTCCTTTTCTTTCCATTTTGGAACATAAACAGGTACTTTTTTTTCTACAGTAACGTACTCTATTTTAGTTTCAATTTTTGGTTTAGAAGGTTTTGGAGTAGAAGTTTTATTTCCAGAACAGTTTCTCATCAATAAAATTACAATCACTAAGATTACAATTAATATTGATTGAATATTATTAAAAACCTTTTTAAAATTCATATTATTCGTCTTCGTCATCCATTGAAGGATTAATCATAGCTTCTAATTCTTTTTTAAGCTTAGTCAAACCCTTTAATTGATCAACATATTTTTGTTTTTCAATACCTTCAGCTGATTTGTATTGGTTTAGTACAGATTTCATTTGTTTAACTACATCTGTGTATTTAGATTGTAATTTAGCAATAGAAGCATTAGCAGCAATATCTTTAGCTGTTGGTTCTATATCTTCCTCTTCTTCTTTCAATTCAACATCAACACCTTGATCTGTTAGTTTTTTAACTTCACCGGGGTTGGTTGCTTTTGACATTACTACTGTACCACGAGTTTTATCCGCATCTACTTCAGTTAATTCTGAGATGATAAGTTCTTTGATATATTCTTTAGCTTCTGATTTTTTCATTTGAAAAATATTTTGTTATAAATATTACAAAGAAAGGGCAGATTTCACCTGTGCAATGCGTTCTTCTGTAGAACCTTTAATACGCACTAATTTTTTTATTCTATGTTTATTAGAATCCAACTGATGTTTAATAATAGAATCGATTGTTTCTCTATATTGTAAGTCAGTTTCACGAACCCCATTATCTTCCATACTAACTCCTTCAGGAGAAACATAAAATAAATAATCATATTCATGAAGCATTGTTCTAGCAAATTCACAAAATTTTTCAGCATCATAGTAATTCATTGATTGTGATGCTTTAGCAAATGACATCACATCAATAATAGTACGATCTGTAATAATATTTTCTTGCATTAATTCGCTTGCTCGTTCAGCTAAAAATACAGCTTGACCTTTAGTAGTTGAATCAGTGTTCAGCGGAATACCTAATTCCATTAAATACTTTGAACGTTCTGTTCTAAATGTATAATTTTCAAATTCAGGTAATTCTTTAAGTGCATTAACAAGTGTAGTTTTACCTACACTCATTGTACCACAAAATCCTATTTTCATCCTTGTGAATCTCCTTTCATAACTCTATAACTATCTTCTTCGTAATGTTTACTTGATACTTCAAAAATTGTAGCTCCTTCAGTAAGCGCTTGTAATTGATGTGGTTGACCACGTTCTAAATCTACAACATCTCCTTCAACAATCCTAGTTGATTTAACAGTTGCTGATTCTGTGTCAATCCATCTATATTCAAATTCTCCTTTAGAAACATACCATGATTCTTCTTTAATCATGTGATAATGCATTGAAAATTTTTTATCTTTTTCAAATACTAAAAGTTTACCACAATAAGCATCATGGTTTACAATCCAAAGCTCGTAACCCCATGCTTTTTCGTATCTATCTCCTTTACGAGGGATTGGTTCATATTTGTGTCCCATATTAAAATCTATTTGTTTGTCCTTTTAACCCAGGATTTTTATACCAAGGTAATCCTTCTCTTTCTTTGCGAGCTTGTTTCCACTCTTCTTCTGTTTTCTTAATTCCATTAAGATAATATTCACGTTTACGATTTTCACCTTCAGGGATTAATGCTGGTCCATCCCAGTTATGAAGTTTGTTGTCGAAAACATACGCGATTGTTCCATCAGCTTTTGTAAGCTTTTTAGATGGAGTGTACTTGTGGTTTGATTTTTGTTCCATATTAAAATAAATCTCCGGTTCCTTGATCGTAACGATACACATGGTCTTTGTATTCTCCAAGCACAGATTCAGCAACATAAATGGCTTGTGCTCCTGATACTGTAATACCTCGTGCTGATAGTGCATCACCTACAAAGTGTACATTTGGATAATCTACTAGTGCTAAATTTTTATAATCTACTTTTACCTCAGGTGAAAGATATTTTACTTCAGGAATATACATACCCCAATCATCTTGTAATGTTGGAAATACTTTTTTCATATCCATAATAAAATCCATTACATATTTAAAATAACCACCCATTGCAGGTTCTACAACATGAGTAAGTGTATCTAAACTAATTTGAGTTGAAGTTACATCATTACCTTCAGATGTTGTTGATGGTTTACGAGATGGACTATAATACAAACCAGTTCCATTTGATTGTAGTTTATTTACTACTTCACGTGACCAAGTAAATGGATCTTCAATACCATTAATTTCCATCAAGATACCAAAGTTAGTCATATTGTTTCGATACGCTTCATCTTTTTTAGCGTGACCATTGTAACTATGATCACCATATGTTTCTTCTACAGCAACATAAGCAGCATTATTGTTTGTACAGAATGAACGTAACGATACTCCTTCATCTTCAAACTTACGATATAACTTAAAGTCATATGAAATATCAATTAGTTTTTGGAAGTGTTCTTGTGGTGCTTCAAATCGAACACCAATTTGAACTGATTTAGGTTCATCTGGGAGTTGGTATCGGTTTGCTAATTGTTGAGCAAAGTCAATACCTGATTTACCTACTCCAAAGATAAGTTCATCATATTGGAAATCTTTATCAGATGTATGAACTTTATTTTGGTGAAATAAAATATTTTCTACTTTTGTTTCCCATTCAAAATTAACACCTTTAGATACTAAATAATCATACCAATTTTTAGCAATTTCCGATAAATAATCTGTACCTACGTGCCATACTGGGAATAAACGTAAACCGAAGTATGGTTTAATAAATTCAGGTTCCTCAACAGGATTTGAACATTGTACTTCTTCAGGTTTAGGGTGGAAACGTTTAAAATTGGTAATTACTTGATCCATCAACTCCATTGCTTTTTCCTCACCACAATATTTAGATAATTGACCTCCAATTGCTGTGTGGTAAGTCAATTTACCATCAGACCAACCTCCAGCACCTAGAAAACCTGTCATTACTTCTTCAGGTTTACGTTGATATGGATCTTTACCCATATCAATTATTGTGATCATTTCACCAGGATAACCGTTATCAACGAGCTTTGTTGCTGCATTTACACCTGCTACTCCTGCTCCAACAATTACTATTTTCTTCATATTATTATCAAATGTTTAATGGTTAAATATACATAAAAA